TTCTTCTGAACATTTTTAAAAATCCTATCCCAGTTCTTGCTGAACTCTTCGACCGATACAGAAGCTGGCCTTTGCTTTGATCCTTTACCCACCGCCACCTGGCCCTGGCTGTAAAATTTTTCGCTGAGCAGCGTTTTGTGCCATACCCAATAACGTAGCGACACCGTACACCGCGTTCATTCCGCCTTTGTCGTAGGCCGATTTAAACAATGACGGTCCAGCCTTTTGGAAAGCTGCAGATGTACCAAGACTGGCTATGCCTTGTCCTGGCGTGATGTTACCTTGTCCAACATTTCTCACCGTTCTTATGCCTGCGCGAGCCATGGGAGAAATGCCTAGATTGCTTCCTACCTTACGCATAGCTAAATTGCCTAATACGCCTTTAACAAAGTCCTGTGGGTTTTCTGCATCTTGCAAACCTTTTACAAAATCAAGAGCGAATGCTGCGTTACGCGTAGCTGGATGTACTCTCGCCAAACGTTTTAAAAATCCTAAAATGCTTTCCTTAGCTTTTTCTCCAAAAGTTTTTTCTGGTTTGAACTGAGGCATAACGGGCGTAGGTATGCTGGGTGTAAAGTCTCCCATTCCAAACGGTGAAGCATAAGCTCCTATGCCACCAGTAAAAGGGCCTGTTAGTATGCTCATACCGCCAGGGCCAAACCTACCAGATATGCCTGGTTGTACTCCAGATACAACTATCTCGGGGATACCTGTAGATCCTCCGCCTGTTATACCTAGATCGCCGTTGCCGTCCATAGGCTAATAATAAAGAAATGCAGAGCTTACTGCAACTTCCAGTTTTTGTTCTGAAAAGCGGGGCTGTACCACATAGCAAGAAACTCAGTGTAATGTTCTGGAGTCATTTGTCCGTCGTGCTCCAATATAACTTCCTTCATCAACTCAAACATTTCTTGAGGCACAATGTTAAATTCTACTAATCCTTCGAGCAACATGACGTGTTCTTCGGGTCCCGCGTCCTCGAGCCACTTTTTCATTTTAGGGCTGCATTGTTCGTAGACCTCTGCAATTATTGATCCATCAACTATTTTCATTATTCTCCTAGTGTAACAAAAGGCCTGAGACTTTAGGATACCAGACCTTTTGTCATTATCTATTTAATCGGGGGATCACTGGGCTGGAGGCTTTACTAAAACTATGTAAAAGTAAGGCATTTGGCTCGAACAGCTCCCCCTGCAGATGTTTTTCTCATGGAGCACACCGTCTGCTGGTGCCCTCTGGAATTCAAGGCCATTAACAAACCTTACGCTACCCCCTATCCAGCTAGGTTAAAAACCTGTAACGCAGATATATTCTAATTTATTTTATGGGATATGTATAGTGATTTATACTGGTTCGAATATTCCTTTTTCTATTAGAATATCCCTGTTACGCATGTGTTCGGCTTCTACGTCTTTTTTTGATTGACCATGGTAGGCTACCGCCAGGTGGCATTTAACCATGAGCTTGTTGATGTTTACGCCATCTACAACGACATCACCCAAGACTCTCCCAAACTTACCTCTGGAGTCCTTGAGCTTTGTTTGTATAACTACTTTCTCCCCGTCCTCGATAGCTTCTTCTAAGAAAGACCCAGCCATTTTTCCTCTAGCCTTCTCATCTTTGTTACGAGTACGTGACTCGGGAGTATCAATGCCGTATAGGCGAACACGAGACTTATACAAAATATCGAAACCGAGATCCAAAACAACGTCGATAGTATCGCCATCAACCACCTTTTCAACTGTGCAATTGTATTCATACATTAAATATAACTCCTTCCATAGTCACCGTAGTTCATAACCAAACCACCTTCTTTGTATCCTTTGAAGCCTTCAAATACTTTTGCTTCTATTTGACTGCGTAGTGAACGTAAGTCTAGCTGGTAATACGGGCCTCTATTAAGATCTTGGCTACCAGGAATAACTGTAAATAATTCTTTTGCGCTTGGTCCGCCTTTTGAAGCTATTTGTTTAGCAATTTTCTCAGCCTCTTTTTTAACTCTGTTGTACGTTCCTTTTACTCCTGCCTCATCAGGGGTAAAACCTTTTTCGGGAATTATGATGTGGTTAAGACCCGTATCGATAGCATGAGCGATTGCTGTTCTTAAATCCATTTGAGGGTAGTTCTTTTTAAAAGGATAGTCAGGGAAAGCTTTCCTGTTGTACTGTGTTCTTTGGAATCTTTCATACCTTTCTAGTTCTTGTTTGCTAGGATAGTTACGCGCTGCTCTTTGCATGTCGTAAACTGCTGGGAATTGTTCCGCTATTGTAGGTAAATTATCTTTAACAGTTTGTTCAAAAAAATCTCTATCTTGGTCTTTTTCTCTATCATACAAGTCAGTTTCAAGCTTCTTCACTCTTTCTAAACTATATGTAAGTTCAGGACTAGTTAAGGCCTCTGCTTGCACGTCAAATCCTTTATCAGCTAAATTTTGATATAACTGCCTCCTAGCACTGGAAAACCCAAATCTAGTATCTGTAAAGTCAACATCCTCTGGAGTTATTTGTACTCCCGCTATTCCAAAAGGTTGTCGAGCTAATAATAAGTTTTTGTAAGTTTCTATCCTAGCTGCATCACGTTTACTCTCATACTCTTCTAAAATTTCTTTAAACTTAGGTGAAACATCTACCATGTGAAAAAATAAATCAGAAACAGTTTTAGACGAATAATCATATAAACCCAACATAGAGCCTACGGCCTGTGAGTTAATTTCAGCACTGTAACTTGGGTACTCTCTACCGTTTTTTAAAGTTGTGTTTGCTAATTGATTTTGAAAAGCAACTGTAGCATTATTTGCTGCTTGTATTTTTTCTTTAGTTTCTTGAATATCTTGATCGGTATCAGTAGATAGCTGAGATAAATATGTTACGTCCTCGTATCTTGGATTTGTGCTTTGTGGGTGAGCGTGTACGTTAGACTGAAACTCGTGGACTAAAAGTCCTTCTCCTAATTTACCGTTGGGATCCTCTACGTATTTACCTCTCCACCAAAAAAGGTTTCCCCCATCACTACCGCGTGTTCGAGGATTATGAGCTGTGTCAGGGTCTCGATTAAAAAGAGGACTATCAAATTTGTTTTCTCCTTCAGGTAATCTTGGAACGTATTCTGTCCAAAGTTCTACAGAATCGTCTACAGGATTCATTTCAGGAAAGAGAGTTTTTAAATCCTCTGTATCCTCGTAATTGCTTTTATAATGTGTGTTTGCTCCTTCCGTTAGCACAGATTTAAATCTAGAAAGAGTGTCATTAAAAACACCTTTTATTTCATTTTTTGTTACTGTTTCGTCTACTCTCTTTTTATAGTCTAAGAAAGAAGCAATTTCCATGTTTATTAACTCGTTAGCTTCTGGTCCAATCTGAGCTTTCGTAGGTTCATATACAAATTTATTGTCTACTTTTTTTATTCCTAACTGTTTCATTGCAAAATCTGGTTTCATAGGAGAGTTAGGTAGGTTGTCTACTCTATCGCTCGATACACGTTTTGTCATAAACACAGGATCTATTTGAGTTTCTAAAGAAGTTATTCCTGCTCTAGGCCCTCCCAAAACTTTAGGGATTCTTGCGGGAGGCCCCATAGCTGTCTGTGGAACTACTTCTGAATAAATATCAAATTCTGTATTTAAAGGAGCCTCAAAACGTTTGTCTCCTTCTTCCACAGCTTGTCTTGGATTAGGTACTATTTGTTGACGTATTTCAAACTGCGCGTCTATTTGACCAGCGATTCTATCGGCGATTGTGCTTTCTGTGTTTTCAGGAACTCTTGGATCAAACAATGGATAGTTTGTTTGTATGTACTCTTGCACATCGTTAATAACATCTAATTGAACATTTTCCCCCGCTGCTCCGTAATACCTAGCTATATGGTTTCTTATGTAAGGCCCTTGTGCTTCTACAAAAGCTCTTTGTATTTCTTCATCATTCAGTTGTTCTTGTATATTTTCTTGATCTGCTTGCGGAACTTCTTGCTCAAATCTTTCAATACCCTCTCTAATTTCTTGAATTTGTTCTCTTCTTTGCAATCTGTCAGGGTCAGTCGTGTCTTGCATACCTCTGACAGCCATAGGAGCTGTAGTCGGACGTTGTGTAGGCAATAAATCTTTAATCTTTTCAATGGCTTGCGGTGCTGTTTGAAGTGTAGAAGTAGGCACTTGTGCAGTAAACCCCGTAGCACCGCCTATTAATCCCTCACCACCTGCTTGTCTCAAATCTAACTCTAGTCCTTTGTCTGTGCCAGCTGTGCTACCAAACTGTTCGGTAAGTCCTTGTAATAATTCTGTGCTCCCTTCTCGCACTCCTGAACCAACTAATGTAGTGTTTAATTTACCAATGTTTTTAGCACCGATAGCATTTAAAACCCCAGAAAAAGCTGCTGTGCCTAAAGCAGCTGCCCAATCAGAAGTATCTGGTTCTGTCCTACCGTTATTCCTAGCCCTTTCCAATGCTACTGGCCCTGCTATCTGTACCGCTTCAAATAATCCTGGTCCAAGTAAACCACCAATAACTGCTCCAGGGACATTACCAACCGCAAATCCTGCTCCTGCACCAATACCCCTAGATAATAAAGATCCGCCTAGTTGCCCTGCTTGTTCTACTACAGCTAAAGGCAAAGCACTAAAGTCGTACATTCCCTCCTCTCCTACAAACTGAGCTGCTTTTGAGTCATAGTCTTTAGGAGCATCTATTAAGCCACTTAAAGTATCTGCTTGTGTGTCAAATCCTAGTGCGCGTAACGTTGTTGCAACATTCTCTGTCGGTTGGTCTAAGCCAAATCGCAAAGCTTTACTAAACTCTGACGCTTCTTTTTCAGAGCCTTGTAACTTACCCGCAGCTAAATCCGCTGCTGTAATGTCTTCACCAAAGATTGCCATTGACTTAGTTTATATGATTAGGGCATCAAGGTGAATATGTTTATCCTGTCCTGTTTACCTTTAACAGTGATCGAAGGCAGTACCGCTAAAGGGAAAGAACATGCTTTTGCTGTGGACTCTCCAATGACTATATCTTTACCTACTTCTTTGGTGCTGGATTCTAATCTGGCTGCTAGATTCACCGTGTCGCCTATGGCTGTATAGTCAAATCTAGTTTCAGACCCCATGTTACCGACCACGGCTGGGCCCGTGTTTACGCCAATACCAATCTCCACAGAAATTTTTGAAGACTTAAACTGGTCTTGTATTTCTTTTGCGCAAAGCACCGCAGCTTCTTCATGGTTGTGTACATCCAAAGGCGCATTAAATATAGCCATCATTGCATCACCAATATACTTATCTACCATGCCATCGTACTTCTTAACTGTGTCTGATTGTATGGTCAAAGCTTGGTTCATAATTTTTGTTACTTCTTCTGGTTCCATGGTCTCACTCATAGCAGTAAAACCACGTACATCTGTAAACAAAAATGTGCAGTTCCTTCGTTCTCCGCCCAACTTTAGTAGACTCGGATCATCCTGCAAAGCCTTTACCTGCCTAGGATCGAGGTAATGTTCGAACTGCTTTTTGATTTGCTGGCGTAGCTTGTATTGTTCCCTGAAACGTAAGTAGAAAGCCACTGTCCCTGTAATAAACTCAGATATAAAAGTCCATGTTACGTCTATCAATAGTCCTTGTTGCACCATCCAATGTCCGTGAAACAGAGTAGCAATCATAAAGATACTTGCGTACGTCACCCCTAGAGTTATGCCAAACGTATTTATAAAAAACCACATCAAGGACACAGCTAGAACCAAGGAGGCTAGTTCTACAGCCAGAGCATAGTCAGGTATGTAAGGGCTGTCCTCGATTAATATACTTTCGGCAAGAGCTGCTTGTATTTTATGTGGCTCTAACAATCCTGCGGGCGTGGCTATCTGCGGCATGATGCCTTTTGCAGTAAATCCTACGAAAACAAACTTATTTTCTACGTCCATTTCTTTTAAATTTGTTTGCGGGGTGTTCACGAAACTTATCCACTTGCGCCCTAAACTGTCTGTTTTTACTGGTGGGAGCCCTTTTACCCTAATTTCTTCTATACCATTATCATTCGTCTTTATAACGTAAGTATCTGCTCCTGCTAAAACTTTTAATACTTCTGTGCCGTATGCAGATACCCATCCATTAGGTGTACGCATCAACAAAGGTAGTCTGCGAACTAAATTGTCTACATCAGTTCTAGCTACAGCTAGCCCTTGTGCTGCATTTTTCTGTAACACTTTAATGTTTTGTATGGCTCCCGTGGCTAAAATGCCTCCCGTGTCTTCTCCCAAAATAACTGTCCCTGTAGTTGGAGGATAGTCACCCTCTCCTTCAAACATGGCTAGTACACTGGGAGAAAAAGATAGAGCTTCCATAAACTCAAAGTCACCACCAAATCTATCGGGTTGAGGAAACGCTATAACCCATCCCACCCCAGTTGCTCCTCTGCGTAGAAGGTTTATTTGAATTTGTGCCAGTGTCTGCCTAGATAGAGGGTAGCCACCTTCATTTGCAATATCCTCTTCGGTAATATTTAGCACCGTAAAATATTCAGAAGGTTCTTGGTCCTTGATCCATGAATCAAATACCTTGAGCTTTAGTATCTCTAAGGGTGTGAGCTGTAGCACCAAGGGTGTACCAAGCAATAGTATCAAACCAAGTAACTGTAATTTTTTCATCCTGATCCTTGTTTTATTGTAATCGTAGTAGAAGATCCGCCGTTGATTTTAACTGTGTTTGATACACCGTCCTGTATTAATATGATGGTATAGCTGTTTGATCCATCTAAGTCTAGTCTAGCACTTTGGTTCACTGTTCTGTTCAGACTAATCCTTTGCCCTGTAATAATAGTTGTTATTTGAGTGTCCTTGTCCTGGCCTATTTCTGTGCCAACAATACGAATACCAGCACCTCCTTGTTTAAGAGCATCTTCTTCTTTAGTTATAGCTAGTGCATCCAACACGTTAAGTAAATCTTCTAAGAAGTTTACATCTAAATAGTTGACATCTAGCTCGGTAAACTCAAGTTCTTCTTCTGCATCCAGAAAATCCTCGTTTAGATAATCAATATCAAGG